AAATTAAATGGTTCAAATAATGTGCCGCCAGCACCAATGCCGGTACGGGAACCGATAGCACGACGAAATACCTGACGTACCGTAATAACTTCGTCGGGCAATCTGTATTCATTTTGATCCTGTATTAGTTCTAAAAACAAATAGCTTTCTTCTACAGCATTTGGACTACGTTGACGATAGCGGTTTAATGCACGATCTAACGCAATTTCTAGATGTTTATTATCTAGCTCTACATCAATCATGCCGTCACCCAGCATAGTTTTGATATAATCAAACACTTTATTTCGCTCTTGAGTAGAATTGCTTTGCGTACTTGATGGCAAATCGTCCATATTTTTGTCCTCTTACTATATTTAGCTAACGATAAATATCAATATGCCACGATTATCCTTATACAAACCAGAAAAAGGCAACGACTATCAATTTATAGATCGTCAAGCTAGCGAAATGTTCACAGTAGGTGGAACCGATGTTTATTGGCACAAATTGTTGGGTGCAAATACCCAGGAAGCCAATGCCACTGCCGAACAGCCATTTTATCCAAATGATAATGTTACTAACATTCAAGATTTGCTTTTTTTAGAAAATCGCGATAGTAAGTATGAAACTGAAGTGTATAGAATTAGAGGCATGTATAACGTACAGAATATTGATTTTAATTTAAGTCAGTTTGGATTGTTTATTGATAACGATACGTTGTATATAACTGTTCATATTAATGACATTATTAAAACTATTGGACGTAAACCTATTAGCGGAGATGTTTTAGAATTGCCGCATCTACGTGACGATTTTGCTCTAAACGATTTTGATGTAAGTTTACCTAGATATTATCAAGTTACCGATGTAGGCCGTGCAAGTGAAGGATTTAGTGTTACGTGGTTTCCGCATCTATATAGATTAAAACTTAAACGTATCAACGATCAACAACAATTTCAATCAATTTTTAATCAAGCCGCTACAGATGCCAATGGCGATCCAATTGTTGGAGCTAACGTTACTCTTAAAGACTTGTTGAGTACATTCAACAAAGAGATGGAAATTAATCAACAAATAGTTGCACAAGCAGAAGCAGATTCTCCTATGAGCGGATATGAGACTAGACAATTCTACACCTTGGCTGTAGATCCAACCACTGGAAAACCCTTACTAGAGACTGCTGACGAAACTACATTAGATGCAAGTCAAATCAATTATCTTGCTAATGAAAACAATGCTAAACCAGTTCGTCCTGGATACACGGGATATTTAATTGGTAACGGGTATCCTGCCAATGGTAATGCATTTGGGTTTGGTATACAATTTCCCGAAAACCCAGGCACAGATGATTTTTTCTTGAGAACAGATTTCTTACCTAACAGATTATTTCGTTTTGACGGACCAAGCAGTGCATGGATTAAAGTAGAAGATGCAGTTAGAATGAATATGACTAATAATGATACAAGATCAACATTAAAAACTGGCTTTATCAACAATACAAATTATACCTATAATGATCAAGTATCAAGTGATGTGATTTCATTAGCACTGGGCGACACCCAAATCAATACTAGAATATTGTATGCAACAAACAATGCTATTCCTTATGTAGTATTTAAATTTGGTGTAACGCAATTAGAATATGCATTAAGTGATTATCCGACAATGTATAGTTCATATTTGTATACAAGTCCAGCAGGAATACAAACAACTTGTTTAAGAATCACATTGCCAACTATAAACAACACGCAACAAACCATACCTACTGCTGGTCAATGGACAGTTACACTATATAATACACGAGATGCACAACGATCAAGTTTATCAACTGCTCTCAAACCTAGGGCGGATCTATAATGCAGTGGTTTTATGACGGACAAGTAAGAAGATATTTGACACAAACTATACGAGTGCTCAGTAATTTTGTGGTCAAATATGGAGATGGAACACTACATCAAGTACCTGTAATGTACGGCGATGCAGATCGTCAAGTGGCCAGCATCATACGTCAAAACAGTGAAAATGCTGTTAATAGTATTCCACGTATAAGTGTGTATGTAACTGGTTTAGAACTAGATAGAAATAGGTTAGCTGATCAAACTTATGTAGGCAAGTTGCATTTTCGCGAAAGAGATATTAACGGAAATAATTATACCGGAAATCAAGGACGTAATTATACAGTTGAACGCTTGATGCCTACTCCTTTTCAATTAAAGATGAAATGCGATATTTGGACTAGCAGTACTGATCAAAAATTACAAATATTAGAACAAATACTAGTATTATTCAACCCTAGTTTAGAATTGCAAACCACAGACAACTATATTGACTGGACTAGTTTATCAGTTCTTAATTTAGGAGATATCGTTTGGGATAGTAGACAAGTTCCTGTCGGCAATGATACACCTATTGATATAGCAACACTAAGTTTAGATTCTCCTATCTGGATTAGTCCTCCAGTTAAGGTCAAACATCTTGGTGTTATTACAAAAATTATTACAAGTGTCTATGGGTCCGAAGGAACTTATCCTTCTGGGTATGTTGAAGGATTAGGAATAGATCCTGCACTACAATCTGATGGCACTAGTCCGTCATTTAGCAATTTGCTTGCTACTGAAAATGTTACAGTTACAGGATTTCCTATAGCAGTATACGACGGCCAGGCAACTTTGTTAGAATCAGGAGGAGGTGTTAATCCTCCAGAACCGACGTTGACTATTCCTACTCCGATCAGTAATCCTCAAAGTTGGGAAAGTGTATTCAATTTATTCCCTGGAAAATATGTTGCAGGTTCTAGTATGTTGTATTTGTTGCAACCAAATGGGACTTATGTTATAGGTACTATTGCTATTAATCCTACGAATCCTGCAATTTTACAAATTAATTATAATACAGATACATTAACTAGCAATACTGGAATTGATAGTAACGGATTTTTAAGTACAGATGTACAAGATTACAATGCCGCTACTAGTTATCGACCAAACAGCCCTGGTACTTTTGATGCCATTATTAATCCTCAAACTTATACGCCTAACAATCCAGTAGCAGGTACACGTTATTTAATTATTGAAGATATAGGCAATACAACTAATACAACTCCTGCTGTTGTATGGGGCAGTTTAGTAGCAAACGCTAATGACATTATAGAATATACTGGTTCAGTATGGCAAGTTATTTTTCATGCCGCTCTAGAATCAGACACTATGGTATGGCAAACGAATATATACACTGGAGTTCAGTACTTGTGGAACGGGGTTGCATGGGTCAAGAGCTTTGAAGGTGAATATGGTGTAGGCCAATGGAAAATAATATTGTAAAAGATAGAATAGTTTGTAGTGGTGCATTATTTTATGCTAAATCTACACAACGATTTTTATTACTTCAAAAAAGTCACGGTAAACACGAAGGCACGTGGGGATTAGTCGGCGGGACAAACGTCATAGGTGAAACACCTTGGCAAGGTCTTCAACGTGAAATTAAAGAAGAAATAGGTGCAGTGCCTAAAATAATTAAAACAATCCCATTAGAAACATTTGTCAGTAACGATAAAGTATTTAATTTTCATACTTATTTGTGTGTAATAGATAATGAGTTTGTTCCTGTCTTGAGTGACGAACACATTGGTTGGGCTTGGACTACTGTAGATCGCACACCTAAACCCTTACATCAAGGACTACGTAATAGTTTTAACAGTAAAACTATTCGTACCAAATTACAAACTATATTTGACTTAGTTGATCTAGTTTAATATCAAAGCCTTCGATATATTCTTTCATCAAGGCTGAATTGTGTGCCCAATACTGCTCGTATTCTCCAGTCTGCTGACACAATCTTACATATTTTTGAAATCTTTCCGATGTTTGTAAACGTTCTTTAGCCAGTGCTGTGACTGTATTCCAGAAAGGCGTATCTTTTTTGCAAGGACCTACATAGTTTAGTGCAACTAAATTCAACATATCTTCCATACTTTTAAGATAGGAAGTATTAATTCCTCTATTAAAATGCGGTGTTTGTAAATTAGTACCTTTAATTAATGTTTCAATAAACTCTACAGACAAATTTATATAAAAATGTAACGGCAATGCTTGTGCAGGTTCAAGAAAATATAGTCTGTTACCCATGGATAATATGCGTCCATTCATTGCTTCTTTTTTATAATATTGTCTCCAGCTAAATTTTCTTAATTTACTAGCATCAATGTTTTTTAATTTAGAAAATCTTTCAATCGCTTCTTCCTGAGTTGTTATATTTTTATTATATAGATAACCAAAGGCTTTACGATGAGTTAATGGTACTCCAAACATCCAGCCGTCGTCATGTGGATATGCACTTGTTAAATCTTCGTTATACTCTTTAAAGTCAGGAAATAGTATTACTGAGTTAACTGTTTCAAATTTTGGAAATTCGTATAGTCCGCTATCCATTTCTTCGGCTGACGGTGTTCCTCTACAATCGATGACATAGTCAAATTTATGTTGCACTCCGTCAACTAATATTGATGCGTGAGTATGATCTTGTGTTATGTCTGAGACATTACCGTGTATTTGAAAAAAATTATCGTATAATTTATCAAGTTTGTTGATAACAAATCCGCTAAATTTTTCACTGTTGACATGCAATCCTGTATGTCCATGTCTTACTAGGAAATTTTTATCATTAATATCTTCCCAGTAGTAACGAGTACCCCAGCGAAGGGTACCATCGAACTCTTTTAATTCTTCAGTAACAGAAAAATCAATAGCATGATAAAGTAAACTAGGCATTATAGGGCTAGTACTTTCGCCCACAGTAGTTACAGGAATGTCAGGATTGTATATGCAATACACATCTATGTGTTTGCATCTATGGAATTTAAATTTATCAAAAATTGCAAGTAATGAAACGGCGCTGGCGGTACCACTACCTATAATGCCTATTTTCATAAAAACCTTATTGTACGGTTACAACGCAGTCGTCTGATCCTGACCAATATTGGAAACCACAACTTACTGTGATAGTGTCACCTGGAACAAGATGTGTTGCAATTAAACGAACAGTTCCTACACCGTTGACTGTTTGTACTTGTTGTTTATTCAAATGACCTGCTGTAGTTTTTAAATATATAGTTGCATTGTGATCTGTAACAGGTATTCCGTCAGCAGAACTTTTCTTTTCTGGGGGATCTAAATCTGTAGGAATTCCTAAATAAAACGGTAAATCAACATAACCATCCGGACTTACAGTGGCAGTTTTATTTGTAAAATATACCTTTGGCATAGTAAACGCCATGTTACCAAGTTCGTCTGTAACTGTTTGATTGAATTGTTCGCCTGACGATATTCTGACTAGGCCAGGATCGCTATCGCCCAACGCAACCATCATGTTCCAATCTGATGGATTCATTTCTGCAAACGGAATAGAAATTAAAATCATAGGACTCTGCCTTTGCAAAGACATTGCCGCAACTGGATTTTTCTTATGTAGTTGTGAATTGGCTACTAAATTGTATAATGGCATACTAGTTCTTGTATTTAAAGCAGTTTGTTGAACATATCTTACATTTAAATTTCTTACAGTAACCTGATCAGCTGGATGGGTGATTGCAAAAATAGCATGATCTGAAAATCCCTCATTGTTGGTAATATCTGTCCAATTTATTTCTCCAGAAATTCCTGCTGTTACACCAGGATAGACTCCTGAAGTTTGACTATAAACTCTATGTGTTTCTGTTTCCCATGCAAATTCGTCAGTAGGGCTTGGATATCTAACTCCGGCTACTTTTCTAGCAGTAACGGTATTATCTGCTAAACTAGCCCATTCCAACTGCAATTCTGATTTTTTATAGGCATCAAATACTGTCCACTGAAATCCAGTGTCAGTAAATTTTATATCTAGTGCTATCAACTGCGAATGTTGAAACTGTATTAAATTTTGAGTTAAATTCATGATCTGCTATTCCTTATTCCTGTTCAGTATTTATCAAGGAACTCTTACCGTAAACTTCGACATTGTCGATTACAGCAACTTTTTCACTGACAATCTTAATAGGTATTATTTTTTTCTTTTCTTCTTCGTGTTTGAATACACCGCCCCAGATATCTTGGCGCTCTAATGGTAATCCTTTGCCCTTAATATGGTAAGGAACATAACCACCTGTTATTTTTTCAATACTTGCGGCAAACAATGGTACGTTATCGCTATAGGCGTTATTGCAACTTGTAGTCCAGAATTCATCTGAAAGGAACATACATGCACCTTTACAAATATGCAACACTGGACAACTTGGACATTCTGCACGATTACTCCAGTGTGTACTAGTAGTAATTTTTACGTCCTCGATCTCAGTAATCTTACCACCTAAGTGAGGTTCTCCGTTTTTGTTAATTTCGATAGCACTGACATTTTGGCAAGTAATTACATTGCCGTTTAAATCAAATGCAACGGTTCTTTCGTCATCCATGCCGCATTTTTGACCTAAATAGTCTGCTTGCTGATGGGTCAATACTGATTCTGTGAAATTATCAACTTTTTGTAATATGTTGCCAAAGCCGATTTCACCGTTAGATCCGTAAATTTCTCCGAACGCGATTTTTCTAAATTCGAAATGATCTTGTTTAGTTTGTAAACTGTGTTGTAGGCCATCGGCATCATATGCATCTACAAAGGTACCTTCACCTAAACTAACATTGGGATCATTTGTAAAATTAATAAAATAATCAAATATAGCTTTACGACTAAGATTTTGTCTGTTTAACATTGAGTTAAAACTGATGCGATTTAAAGGACGCAAAATCTGGTATAAATCTAAAATAATTTCACGTTTCTTAGGATCTGCAAATGGATCTGGTCCGCGTACATGTTGTCCTGGCCCGTCATGACTGATAGCTACATGGAATTCCATACTGTATAGCCAAGCACAAATTTCTTCTGTTAAAATACTACCATTAGTAATAATACTAAAAACTGGTTTTTTTCTCCAATCTTTAAAAAATTCTGCTACTGCTTCGGCCAGGGGTTTTAATGTCTTCCAGTAAACTAAAGGTTCACCTCCCCAAAATTCAACTCGTAAACCGTCTTCTTCGTTAAACTCTAAAGTCTTAAACATTTCCATAAAATTTTCAATGTCTTTAGCATTAGTTTCACGTGGGCGTTCCACAAATTTTTGACTGCAATAATCACAACTATAATTACAACTTAATCCTAGTTGAATTTTTACGTGATTAGTACTGCGAGATTTAATTAAAGGACGATCTTTATCAAATGGTTTGTATGGTACTCGATTTTCAAAATTATTTGCATAAGCATCGGGATACTCATAGACGAATCCTGTTTCATCGCTTAAGACATTTTTTTCGTTGTCATAGAAGAACGTTCTTAGATCAGGTGGATTTGATCCAAACTTTTCTGTCAGTATTTCAAAAATCATAAGATTCCTTGTAGTATATTAGCAGTTACAGTTACAGTTACAATTACAGTTACAATTACAGTTATAATATACGTTGGTATTAATGTTACAGTTGTAAGTGCAGTTGCAATTACAGTTGTTTTGTAACCAGTTTTGACCATCGCAATTTGTGCAATTGATGTTATTACAATTATAACAGTTTGTACAGCAAATATTACCACAATTACAATTATTTGGACAATTTCCGTTGTTGCAATTACCCTTGTTATTTGAACGATAGTATGCTCTGCTACGCATTTCGTTCATAGTTGGGTAACTATCACGTTGTCCTGGAATTACATATCCATTAAGATTACTCAAATTGCTGTATGGACTGCTGTTAGGCAGTCCAATTTCGCTGTCAATTTGACTAATATAAATAGGACTTGAAGGAGTTGTCATCGTTTATTCCTTGTTAATCTGTGCTTTTAATTCTTTAACTTGGCTTGACAATTCCTTGACTGCCTCAATCACTAATGGTAATAACTTTTCGTACTGAACTGTCATGTACTTAGCGTCGATTGGAGCTGGCTTGATAATTTCTGGCAGGATTGCATTAACTTCTTGAGCAGAAACTCCAACTTCACGTTGAACAGTATATCCCAAATCCTGAGCAGTTTGGTTAGCTTCAAAGTAAAAACCATTTAATGTTTCTAATTTAGCAAGAGCATCTTCAATTTTGCCCAAACGTGTTTTTAATCTGTCGTCTGAGTAGTAGGCAACAATGTTGTTTGCCGCATAAATTGTACCACCACCACCGTTAGTGTTAGTACCAACGCCTAGCGAACTAAAATAACCATATGTACTACCAGCATTCATTGTACCGCCGCCAGTTAAGTTAAACGCTGTTACGCTATTCATTGTGAAAGTTGTAATACCGTTAAAAGTAACTGTACCACCAGACTGTCCAACTGTAAAGTTAGTGTTGCTGATTGTAGCAGTACCACCGCTAGCACCAATGTTAACTGCTGAACTTGCTCCAGTAAACAAGTTGCCTGTACCAGCGTTGGTTGCAATGTTAACAGTACCAGTAGCTTGACCGTTGGTCAATAAGTTAAAGTTAACGTTGCTACCACTTTGAATACCAAATGTATTAGAAGTATTGATATACAACCCTTCTGAACTAACCCAAGCTGGGTTACCGCCACCACTTGTTGGACCTAATGTACTGCTTGCCCATTGTAATGTGTGATTACTAGTTCCATATAATAATATGCCGCCGCCGTTGGCAAATGTATCAGCACTACCTGGAGTAATAGCTGTAATTGTACCAGTTACAGGAGTTGTGCCGCCTGTTACTGTTACCTGAATACTAGTTCCACTTACAATGTTGCTTATTACATAACTTGTACCGCCGCCGCCTAAACTACCTGTACCGTTAGTTGCACTAACAGATTGACCGTTTACCAAGTTGGTAGTGTTGGGCATACCGGTAATAGTTGCAATCCAAGGACTGTAGTTAACGTTGCTTATAGTGAATGTTAAGTTGTTAGGACTGTTAGTACCACCAAGTAAGTTACCACCAATAGTAATTGTATCATTAATTGCATAGTTACTTCCTGGGTTAACCAATGTAATTGTAGTTACACCGGTATAAGTTGTACCTGACCCAGTTGTAGTGATGTTAAAAGTTGCACCCGATCCGCTACCACTTGTAGCAAATTGTCCAACACCACTGTATGTACCTGCACTAGTTACTTTTGTACCAGTAATACTTGTAAATGTTGTACTACCGCCTAATGCACCACCGATAGTTGCAACAGTACCGCCACCATAAGTAACTGGATTAACATATCCAATTTCAATATTTTTATCTTCTGTACGTACTGAACTAGAGTTAAGAACAACTGTTCCGCCTTTTACTAACAATTGATTGTTAATAGTAGTTGTACCAGTGCTAGAACCAATATTGATACTAGTTGCCGCACCTGCAAAGTTAACTGTCTGAGTATTTGTATTGTAGATATTGGTGGTACCAGTATTGGTACTAATCAAATCAGCTGAAAAAGTTCCGTTAATACCAAATTGATTACCGCCTGGGAATGTAATTATACTATAGTTAGTACCATCAGATCCAATAATACAACTAGATCCTGCTGGCATGGCCAATAAGTTTGTACTAGAACCACCTGGTCCGTTAAACACCGGAGAACTAGGACTACCAGCAATATATCCGCTAGGAGCAGAAAGTGTAACAACACCACTAGTGTTGTTAAAATAACTTTGCGACTGTCCTAAAAATAATGTTGGTCCTGGGATAACCACCGTGTACGGTGCAGATCCTTGAAATTCTGTGTAACCACCTTGTGCAGGTGTTAACAGAGTTTGTGCTCCGGAAACAATTTCTGTTGCCAGCGATGTATTATAACGTGCCATGTTTTATTCTCTCTTATACTAATTATGATGTCGATGTTTCAATTCCGTAAACGTTAACGTTTACACCAGCAACGCTTGAGCTAGCAACAATGTTTGCACCAGCTGCCATTACAATTCCTGTACGTTCAAACACACCATAACCAACTACTGTTGTTAAGTATTCATATGCTTCACTGGCAACCTGAGATGCCGCAGTACTTGCACCTATATATAATCTAATAGTTGCCGCAGAAGCTGTAGTGTTTGTAAATGAAATGTTATAAACACCATAGTAACCGGTTGGTACTGTATAGATTAACGAATAGGTAGACTGTGTACCTGCGTTCAATTGTGTCGTTGCTTTATTTCCTGATCCTGCCATGTTATTTCTCCGTTTTTATTTTATCTTGATAAGAAGAATACGGTAGCTACAGGAGCACCGTCAATTCCGCCTGTGAACAGCATCTTACTGCTAACATAAATTTGATTACCATTTAGGTTACTAATAGTATTACCAGCTATGTATATCTGTCCTGCCGTTAGTGTATTTACGTTCAAACTACTTGATCCGCCACCAATTTGGGCTGTGATGTAAGATTTAATAGCTTTTTGTGTTGGTAAAATATTGTCACTATTAGCAGTAAAGTACGGATCTGTACTAAATTGCGTAATCGTTGCACTATTTACACCTAAACTTACTGAACCTAGTGTCAAACTCTGTAATCCAGCTAAGTTAAATGCGTTGGCATTCAATGTAGCTGTACCAGTCGCTTGTTGAACTCCAAACAAGTTACCAACGTTAAAGTTACCGTCTTGGTCAGTTGATGTAAAGAATACGCGACCACCAATATTTGGATATGTTTGGTTAGCCTGAATTGCATTTGCATCAGTAACGTTTGGATAGTTAGTTTGCGTTTGGTTACCTGAGCCAACATACAAGAAGTCATGTCCAGTTAAACGTGTTTGACTGTATTTCAATCTTGTAGTAATCAATGCACCGTTCGGCGGAGCAAGATAAGTTGTTAGACTTGGACTTACTTGGAATGTAGCAGTATAGTTACCTGCTTGTCCTAATTGATTACTTGTAGCAACTAGTTTGTACCATGCGTTAGAAATACTGCTGAACTGTACGTTAGCACCTGCGGCAGGTAATGCATATAAATTAGCAACGTTAATAAATGCTGTATTCTGGTAGATATCAGCATATCCATCGCCAGTAATACTTGCTGTTGCTGTTGCATTTCCAGCACCACGACATGGGAAACTTGGGTTACCTAACACACCATCACCTGTACGTACACGAGTTGGTGCTTTGTTAACTTGGTTAGGATCGGTAATAGTTAATATCGGTCCTGTTGTATATTGCATACCAGTTGGAGTACTTGTTGTTAATGTAACACTAGCACCAATTGTTGCCAATGCAGATGAACTTGCAACTTGGAATGTAGTAGATTGAATTGTTGATCCAATTACATAGTAAGTTGTTTGTGTGCTTAATCCGCCAGAGCTTACAGTATTGAATTCAATTGGTTGTAGATTATACATGTTTTCTGTTTGATCTACAGTAATTAAATTCAATGGTCCAACTGTACCAGCTACTGATATGCTACTTGCAGTACCTGCATTAAATGGACTACCATAATAAGTTGAACTGATAGTTAGTGTTGTACCTGAACTTGTTACTTGTACATAATAAGTTGTGTTTGCAACTACGTTACCAAACCCAGTAGCAAATGTAATTGGTTGGCCAATTGTTAAATTGGTTGCACCGATTGTAATTGAATTTCCAGATGCGGCTGTTACGGTAACTGTTGTACCAGCAACATACGTAGTTCCAGTAACAACACCTTTAGCAAATCCACTGCCTGGTTCAATCATACGTATTTCAGTTAAAGCACCACTAGCTACTTTTGTACGTGCCAACGGTGTTGCACCGGTATGAATACTTGCCGCTACTGTACCAGATTGGTTACTTGCGGTTACCCATAGTGGTGTGTAACCAGTTGTTGTAACTAATGGATTACCAAATGATGGAGTGATCCAACTTGCGTATGTTGGCAATGTTTGCTGTGTCCAGTTGATACCGTCCCAACTTGTTGCCGCGATGTTTGTACCAATTGTACTTGTCCATGCACCTGTGTCATTAACTAATGTAATTACTGGAGATAAAGTACTACTTGCACTTACAGTAATCTGATTGCCTGCAATACTAGCAATATAGTATGTATTACCTGAAATCAAGTTACCAAATAATGAACCTGCTTGTGCAGTCCAAGATCCGCCAGCGTTAGTAACTACCACATTGGTTCCACCATAAATTGTACTTACTGATATTAGTGTACTTCCAACAATTTCAGTAATGAAATATGTTGAGCCGGATGTTAATCCACCAAATGTCGCACCTTCAGTTACTGACCATGATCCATTTCCGTTTGTTACAGTTAAGTTAGAACCGCCATAAGTTGTACTTACAGTGATTGTACCGTTTACACCCGGAGTTGGAATGCTTGTAACGTAGTATGTTGTACCGCTTGTAATACTACCAAAAGCGGCACCTGCTACAAATGTCCATACACCTGTACCGTTAGCAATAGTTACTGATGAACCATTGTATACTGTACTAATTGTAATATTACTGCCTGCTACACTAGTGATATAGAATGTAGTACTAGCTGTTAAATTACCGCCGCCTAATGTCGCACCAGCTGTTACACTAACACTTTGACCAGTAGTTGTTACTAAAGTCAAATCACTTGTGGCACCATACACAGTACCTACAGCAAGCTGGTTAGTACTAATAGTTTTAGTAATATAATATGTGTTACCTGAAATCAAGTTACCTACGTTAGTAGCAACTGTAAATGTTTCACCAATTAACATACCGCTGTTAGAGTTAACAGTGATAATGTTTAATGTACCTGTAATACTTGTACTAGTTTGTGTAAATCCCGGAATTGTACTTACGTTCCAAGTACTACCGTTACCACTACCAGATATATTTGATATAATATATGTTCCAGCAGGAATACTACCACCTGAAATAACAGCGCCTGGAGTGATTGTACCTGCACTCAATGTACCAACAGTTAATATACTGTTAGTAATACTAGAACTTGATAATGTAAATGATCCGTTAGTTGTAGCAGTTAATGTAGTTGTTTGACTAACTGCTGTGAACACAATAGTTTCACCTTGTACTAAACCAGTAGTTGAGTTCAATGTAATTGTGTTACCAGTACTAGATGTAGAAGTAATATTACCAGTTTGGGTCACTGCTGTAAACACGACTGGAGCACCTACCGCCATACCAACAGTTGTACCAACTGTTAACAAGTTACCAGTAGCGGCTGTTGTAGTCAATGTTGTGCTAACAATATTACTCGTAAACACTATTGGTTCGCCCACTGACATACCGGCTGTGCTTCCAACTGTAATTGTATTTTGTGTCCCAGTGATCGCACCAGCTGCCGCTGTTTGACTTGGAGTAATTGTCCAGCTTTGTCCGCCAATTGTCTGAGCACTTGAAACAGTTAATGCACTAGTATTCAATGTGTATGTACCAGTTCCGCCTGCTGTATAGAAGTTATAAGTACCAGTAGCATTTGACCCAGCAATAGTTGCCGCCGCGCCTCCTGCGACTCCCACGGCTAATGGAACTGTTGTACTATTAGGAACATATGAACTTGCTACTACTGTTCCTGATGGGATGCCTGTACCAATAATTAATTGGCCTGCTACAATACCTGTTCCAGTATTAACAACAAAAGAACTTGCACCAATAGTACCACCAGATGCCCAACTTGGACTTGCTACTGAACTTGCAGAGCTTGTATTTTGATACGCAATATAAGCAGTCAATCCGCCTGTTATTGTTGTAGATGGAACTAATGAGCCAGTGTTAGCTACCCATGCATTACCGGTTACAGTAACACTAGTTACTAAACTAGTAGTGCTAATATAGTATTGTCCAGCAGTACCAGGAATATAACCGTTGTATGTTCCGCCACCAATTGTTGCATATAATGGTTGACTTAATGTAATTGTTGTGTTGGTTGCAACTGAAACAGCAACTACATAAGTGTTAAAGAACAAACTACCGCCAGTAATTAATTGTCCTACAGCGAATCCAGTCGATGAACCAGATATTACTAGTGTAGTAGTACCAATTGTTCCGCTTACTCCTGTACCTGTACCTACCGCACTACTTGTAGTACTGATTTGTCCAGTAATATATGTACCAGCGGTAATTGTACCAGTACCGCCTGTACTAGCCAATACCATACCTGGTATTAATGTATTATTGTTGATAGTACCAGTTGTTGTAAGTACATATGGTGTGCCTGTCAATGCAGTTGAACTAACTACTGTTGCTACGCTGACAATCCACTGACCAGTTGAGCTAGTTGGAGTTGTTGATGAACCGTATGGTGCAACAATAGTTGTGCCAGCTGTAACACCTGTACCACTTAGAATATAACCTGGTTGAATACCAACACCGCTTGGTGTCGACGACACGGTTAAAATACCTTGTCCGTTAACTACAGAAACACTACCGTTGAATGTAACTGCTGTGCTTGGAGATGCTGTTCCAGTAATTGTGCTACCTGAAGTAGTTGAATTTGAAACAATATAAGTAGCACCAGTAGTTATATTTGTACCGCTCAACTGACTACCTGTTGTAATTACACCAGTAGTTGTACCTGCTGGTACAAATACACCAGTTTGTACACCACTTGGATAGTACGTGTTCCAAATGTATGAACTTGTAGTGTTAAATTGTGCGCCAGTTAATGCCATTCCAGGTTGTACACTATAAGCACCGGTTGTACCGGTACCAGTAACTGTACCGCCAATGGTCAATATAGATCCTGCAATAGTTGACGATGTTGAACTAAATGTATTGCTACCAGTAATGTAAGTTCCTGATGTCACATTTGAACCAGTCAAATACATACCTAGTGCAAGCGGACCTACACCAACTGGTGCAGTTAATGTTGTACCTGCGTTGCCTGCAATACCGTTAGAAATAAACGATGTTGACAATCCAATTGCTGTTGCATTAATTGTCTGACTAGCCACTGTAGTTTCAGTCACTGCTGTTGGAACAATAGTATTTCCTACGTTCAAACCGGCTGTACTGCTTAATGTAATCAAGTTACCACTTGAAGTAGTAGCTGTCATTGTAGGAGTTGGTCCTGTTGCTGTTGCAAAGAACTGTCCTTCTCCGTATGAGATTCCCCAGTTTTGTGCTAATGGTAAGTATGTACCGTTATTTGCTACACTTGAGTACCAAGTTACACCACCGTTGTTGCTGTATGCAACAATATTGCTACCTGCGGCTACTGCAACAAAACGTCCGTTACCATAAGTTACGCTAGACCAGTTAGCGACTGACGGTAATGCACCACCAGTAGTCCATGTTAAACCGTTAGTACTGTAAGCTGTTGATGTACTGTTAGTTGCGATAGCTACAAACATACCTGTAGTTGTTGCACTAGATCCTGGTCCAGTCCAGCCAAATGCCACAGATGTAAACGCTTGTGTTGCACCGCTTGGAGCTGTTCTGCTAGTCCATGTAACACCGTCTGGACTAGATGTAATAATAGCACTAGCATTAGATGTTGTTCCAGTGTAACCAACTGCAACATAAATTCCGTTGCCATAAGTTAAACTGTTAAATCCAGCGGATGGAAGTGCGTTACCAGCAGTCCAAGATGATCCTAAATTAGCTACTGTACTATAAGCTGTTGCTGTAGTTGTAGAAATTGCAACAAATTTAGCACTAGTATCTAATATTGTAATAGTAGGAGTTGCAGTATAACCGTAACCAATGTTAGTAATTGTGTAACTGCTGACACCGTAATCTGTCAATGTTGGAGTTGCAGTTGCGGCAGTACCTACGAATGTCAATGACACCCCATATGTTCCTGCAGATCCTGTACCTGTTGTAAACGTTGGAGCAGTTGATGAAAATGTTCCGCTCGATGTTGCTAGGTAATAGTTTGTAGCTTGAGTTGAACCACTATAATAGTAATAGTATGAGCCACTTGTTGCACTCGAACTTCCACTCCAAACAGTTCCACTAAATGGAGCACTGATTGTTACGCTAACGTTTCCGCTATTGAAATAATTTTTACCCCAAGTGATAGGAGTAATCGCAGTAATAGCACTAGTTACAACTGTTACAGTCGGTGCTGAAGTATATCCAGAACCATTAACTGTAATAATAACTGATTGAATTACTCCGTTAAGAACAACTGCTGTTCCTTGGGCACCAGTACCGCCACCACCTGTAAACAATAATGATGGAGCAGTATTATAGTTGTAACCGCCGTTAATTACGTTGACTCCAACTACTTGTCCTAAACTTGTTCCAGTACCAATCACTGCTGTCAACTGAGCACCAGATCCGCCAAATCCACCTAGTGTTACTGTTGCGGCAGCACCTTGACCACCACCGTAAACAACGTTTGTAAATGCAGAAGCTGTTAATGCACCACCTGAAGTCCATGTTTTACCGTTAGTGCTAATTGCAGTCGATGTACTACCATTGGCAATTGCTACATAATTTCCAGCACCGTATGTAATACTTGACCAGATTGCTGTAGCTGGTAATGTTCTTGCTGTTGCGGCATAACCTGGACCTGTGAATGAAACATAAGGTTCAATAATATATGCTGTAGTTAAATCTAATGTGTTAACTATAGGAGTACCTGGTACAACATGATCCCAACCAGCGGCATATAAGCTAACTGTTTGTCCACTAGTTGCTGTTAAACCAGTAATTGCAGAACCGCCTGATGTTAATGCTAGTGTAAACTGAGTTGTACTTGAAATAGCCTGTACATAATAAACTTGATATGCAGTCAAATTCATATTAGTAGCGGTTGTACTCAAGTAAATTGGCATACCAACATATAATGTTGCAGTACTTGCCACAGTTAATGCAGTAGTACTTGAACCGGTAACAGTTAAGGTTGCAAATGTTGTACGAATAATTTGTGCAATTTTACTACCGTTAGTATAAGTTAATATTGACGCATATTGTCCAACACCTGTACCAGCAGTAATTTGTACTTTCATTCCGTTATATGAACCAGTCAATGCTACGTCGGCTGCCGCAATAGTAATATAACCTACTGCACCGCCTTGGCCTACGTTAACAGAACTTACATAACTTGAACCGCCAACACCTAAACCATTGTTTAAATCAATTAAACGTGATTCAAATACACCGGCATCACGGAACTCATCTGCAAAAGAAAGAATGTTATAACCTGATCCACTAATTGTTGGTACAGCATTGGTGTAGTTTGTACCTGCATTTTCGTATTCTAAACGTAAAATTTGTGTTGTACTATCTGTAACCACGTTAGTAACTTGAGGTCCGTAACTTCTGTTATTTACAGTACCGTAAATTGGAGTTTCAAATGTATCAACACCTTCGGCAACTACACCGTATGTACCATATGAACTGTTACCGTTAGTAGCACGAATACGTCCGCCTAGTTCACTCATGTATCCAGCGTAGCTGTAGTAGTTAAATACTGAAACAAGTTCTGATAATGAACCTGTTCCAGTTGTCCACCAACCAATACCATCGCCGATAACACAAGTATAGTCGTTTGCAACCATTGATTTGTATCCGCCGGCATGCAATGCACCGTCAACTTTGGCGCCAACGCAAGCGTAACCGAACATTGTACAATTTTGTACGAATGTTGAACGTGCATAGACCCATGCATTTTGATCGTTTGGTCCAAAGCCTGGATCTAAACTTGCATACGCACCTGCTGTTGGGCGACGTGTTCCATAAGAATTTGCTGTGCTTAAAACACCAGTCAATCCGTTCATAGTTTGATTACGAATGCCACATGCATTTCTTACTAGATAGAAGTTCTGTGTTGTAGATCCTGCTACCGCGTTAACATAAAGTTCTGCGGCACGCATTGATTTCCAGTTACCTGTATAATTAATATCATAAATCAACGCATTGATAAAGTTTGTTGTATCGCGTACACACTTAGCATAGTTATAGTAGTAGCCTACAGTTAAACTTCCTAGTGAACCTGTTGCTAGTGTGAATATTGTTTGTGTACCGGTGCCATATTGTGTTGCACTGATGGTAAATGTTGTTGAGCTTGGAACAGTTAAAACATAATAAGTAGTACCAGCAACAATGTTGCTCGAACCAACTGTACCAGTAAACACTACTGGGTCGTTTACTAATAAATTGTGTGCGCCACTTGTATTAACAACACTACCAGATGTTATACTAGATACTGTACCGCCGTAGCTTGCCACTGTATAGGCAGCGGCTTCTGCGGACAAGAATGGAATATTAGCACGAAGAATTTCTGCGCCTTGGATTGTTAGAACGTTATCATTGTAAGTTAATGAACCATTAATCATTGGATTATTTAAATATGGCCATGTCACTGTTGCTCCAGCGGTGGTTGTAGCTGACATACCAGTTACTGTATTAGTAATTGTGTATGCTGTACCACTCTTAAAGCTGTTGGTCAATGTTAATGTTGCGGCAGGAACTGTTACAGTAATACCAGTAATTGTTCCACCTGATGTTGTTGATGTTACAGCACTTCCGCCTAATGTTGCTGACAATTGGAAAGCTGTTGATGTTGGATTACCAATAATGTAATATGTTGCACCACTAGTATAACCAGTGATACTACCAGCTGAGAACGTACCAGTAATGACAACTGGCTGTCCTACTGTTAATGTTACTGAACTTGTTGCACAACTGAATACACCTGTTGTACTAGTAATTGCCAATGTGCTTAATGTTGCGGCAGATTGCAATGAATTAATCCAGTATGTAGTATTATTCCATAGTCCGCCTGCGTTATTGAATGCCATTGTCATTGTACCAGTTGCTGATATCAATGCCACGTTACCGCCACCAAATGTTAAACTAACAGTAATTGTACCGTTAGTTCCAGGTGTTGGGATACTTGCAATATAGTATAACTGACTTGGAATAATATTACCAAATACTGTACCTGTGAAGTACACTTGCTGTCCAACTGATAAGCCTGTTGTAGTTGCAACTGTAATTAAATTGCTGGTTGTTGTAGTAGCTGTTGCTGTTACAGAACCTAAAGCTGGTAAACCTGAGAATGTGATTGGCATGTTAGTTGACATGCCTGTTGTACTTCCAAGTGTTACAATATTGCTAGATGTTTGTACACCAGCTACTGTAGTTGAATAACTACTTGCTACGAATCCTAATGACAATGTTAAACCTTGTCCTGAACTTGTAGTTGTTGTTGCTTGTGCGGCACTGTATAAACTTGTGTTGTTCCAGTTACCACCAGATGTTACTGTTACAGATGCAATAGTATTATAGTATGTACCAATAGTTACTACGCCAACTGCTCCAGTAACTGTACCACCTGTAAATGAACCAGGTGTTCCCGCCACTGCATTTGCATAACTGCTAGATAAACTTACAGTAAAACTGTTGTTTACACCAGTTGTTACATAATATGTGCCTGCTGACATACCGCCTGCGGCTGCCGCAAGAGTAACAGATGTACCTTTAACTAATGTTTGAGCACTACTAAATGTTGCTAAACCACCAGCAGTAATGTATGTGATAGTTTGTCCGGTAGTTGCTGTTGTTAATGACACTGAGAATGTAGCTGTACCACCCGATGTTGTTACAGTAATTACGTCTGCTGTACCATAGGCAATAGTCTGTGTACCTGCAAGAATTGTTGAACCAACAGTATTAAACGCTACTTGTCCATTGATCTTAGTTACGATATCATCAATCAATGTTTGTGCTTGAACTGTCGAACCTGCACTTGCAATTTGTTTTGCTTTAAATCCAATAAATGTTATTGCACCGGTTGTTGCATTCAATTCTTGGTTTGTATTTGCCACTAATGCCAACGCACTTGCGTTTAAACGATTAAATGCACGACCGCATGCAATACTATTAAAGTTAGTACCAAATAAAACATCCCAAGCTAATGCCAATGCAATATAACCAGCATCGCGTTGAGATAATGATTGACTGATTGGATATGCTTGATAATATTTTTGAACCCAAACTTGAGCATCGCTTGCAATTTCGGTTTGTCTTGCAATTAAATTATTATATGCTGTTTGTAAGTATTGATTGGTTACTAAGGCATACGCACCGCTTGTTACTGGTGTGAATGTTGACAATGCTGTAAATGTTGTACCAGTATTGCCACTAGTACTCAACGTATAAGTACCTGCACCGTTAGCTGGATAGAATAAGTATGCACCTGTACCGCCAGTTGACGTAAAGTTTTGTGGAGCACCAAACGCATTAACTACGGTAATACTTGTTCCGCTAACATATGATGAGCTAACATAAGATCCAGCTGGAAGGTTAGTACCTGTAATTAATTGTCCTGCCGCAATACCTGTTGCACTTGAAACCACAAATGTATTAGTACCAGCTGATCCTCCGCTGGCTAATGTTGTAGCCGCTGTTGCACTTGCAGAACTTGTTAATTGATTAACAATATATGTACCTGCCACAACACCTGTACCAGTTAACATAGAACCAATATAAATTCCATTACCTGTTCCTGAAGTAACAGTTAAAGTTGTACCACTCACACTACCGACTAGTGTTAATGTAGTTGCATTACTTGTAGCATTTTGTAACCAGTAAATTACATCACCAACGCGGCCTGCGGCAAAACTTGCGGCTGCGGCTGAACCTGCCGAACCACCAGTTGACTGCGTTACAGAGTTACCGCTTGTTGCTGTTACACTTGTACCTGTAACTATCTGACTGATAATTGCTTGTAAACGTTGTAGTGCTCCAACAGTTGCGGCATTGTATGATGCTAAGATTTGTGGAATTTGTAAACTGTAATAAGAGCTACCATTAATAATACTTTGATTATTACAACCATAAGTCATATCGTACTGTAGGCCATCTAATACGAAACCGATATCACGTAATGTTTCTGTTTGGTTTGTACCGCCAAATGTTGTCCACACGCTACTATAATATGTATTTAGATATGCGGCAATTTCTGCTTTGATAAACAAATAGTTATTTTGAATCTGTGTTATACCGTATCCAAATCCTACTAGATAATTTGTATTGTATCCAGTTAATTGTGGGATAGTGATTGCAGGAGTCTTTGGAAGACCGTTATAAATCATATCATTAATTAAACTAACACTTGTGTTAATTTGATTAACTACGGTTGTGCTTCCTACATCGCCTGCTGGTAATCCAGTAGCTTGGCCACTTACAACTCCGCCACTTACATAAGATGCAGAAGTAGTGGAAGTATAACTCACACTATTAGTTGTTACAGCAGTTACAATGTAACTTCCGTTATAACCAGAAGGGTTTACACTAGTTACAGTAATATATTGATTTACGTTAAATGGTGCAGATGTCTGTGATGCAAAAGTTAATGTTGCAACAGAACCAGTACCGCTTGCACCTGTTACAGTCAAATATTGAGTATTACCCGATGTTGGTGTAATTGCAGTATTTTGTAATAAATTTGGAATTAAACTTTGAATACGTGTTAACGAATTGATTGATCTTGTTTTATCATTAATCATATTCAAATTTGGACCTGCTGGTTGAACTACGGTACCACGTAATTCGTCACCGATAATAGAAGTGTATGATGGAACTACAATTGGTAGTACTTCATTATATGTTCCTGTCTTAACAAAAATAGTTGTGTTTGGTGTAGACGCTGGCTGTACGTTTGTTGTATAACCAAGAGTTAGTGGGCTAGTGATAATTGAAATTAAATTAGCTACTCTTGTAACACCAGTAAGTTCTGCTGTATATCCTGTATTGATTTGTTGTGTTGCTCGTGCAACGTTAACTGTACCGCCACTTACATAAGAAGTAGTTGTTGTGCTTGCATAACTTACACTTGTTAATGTACTTGCAACAACAATGTATGTGCCGTTATATCCGCTTGGGTTGACCCCTGCAACTGTAATAAATTGACCAACAGGATAAACATAAGGTTGTGTTGCAAATGTAATTGTTGCAACTGCGCCAGTACCGCTAGCACCAGTAATAGTTACACCTGGCCATACTGTACTTTGATAGCTTACTGCGGCCGATGTGTTTGTTAATACATAGTTTGTTGCTAATGTATTCAAATAATTCAATGCTGATACAAATGGAGGAATATCATATGCATTCACATTAGTTGCAAAGGTTGTGGAATTTGCAAAATATGCCAATGCATTAGTTGTTGTTTTGTAGTTGCCGCCACGGCCGATATCAAATAACAAACCATCAATAACTGTTCCGGTATCGCGTTCTGTTTTAGCTTGATTGTAACTGTAAGTACCGATGTTTGCAGAACCTGTGCCTACTGTAAACAATGTAGGACTTGCCGCAGTTGCGTTAGCATAGGTTGTTGCAATATTAAATGAAGTTGAATTTATCACTTGAGCAACAAAATATGTTGTACCTGCAACAATATTACCTGATGTTTGTGTAAACACAATAGGCATTCCAGAATACATATTGGTGGTCACAGTCTGTGCTATTGAACTAGTACCGCCTACTGTAATTGTTTGAACTGACGTACCTGTTACGTTAAAACTGTATGAATAATAAACATAGTTGTTGATTTCTTTCAACATGAATTGTTTATTAATAGATAATAATCCTGTGGTATTAGTATTTAAATAACCATTTTCAATTTGATAACACGCATATCTAATAGTTGCCCATGGTTTATCAATAGTTGTACCTTGACTGGCTCCTAAGGAATCCACACCAGTAGTTGAACTAACATAAACAATATTATTAATTTGTCCGTAATATGCCCAAGATGGAATTGTTCCGCCAACACGTAAAATTTGTCCGTCGGTACCAACTGGTAAACGAGTAGGACCGTTTGTTCCGTAATAGGCTAAATCACCCTGTGTTGTTAACACAGCACTTTCAGCACCGCTAGCTAATAAATTCCAGTATGTGCCAGTTGTGTCTGCATCTGGACGATTACCGGATGCAGAAGTATGTGCAGACACGCAAATATAACTGTTTGCACCAAAATAAACTACATCACCTAAAACATAGTTTGATGCAGTAATCCAAGTAACACTATAACCAGTCCATGTAATACCGCTTGATAAGTTAATTGCACCAGCAGTTACACCTGTTATAGTAATAGTAATATCATTAGCTGGACTGATACCGCCAACTTGTGTTCCTAAAATCTTTAATGTTGTACTTGCACTATAACCAGTACCTTGTGATCCAGATTTAACAGTTACCGAATATGTTGTTCCACTTGTTGTTACGTTAAATTGTGCGCCTGAACCTGCGGCTGTTATATTTGTTCCGCTTAATCCATTATAAGACTGAGTTGTTCCAGCATTCCAGCGTATACCTGCATTTAGTCGAGTCCAATATGTACTGAACGGAGGTTGACTTTGTGTTGTACCAGTTAATGATCCTGTGGCATTAGTTACTGCAAGTGTTGAACCGCCTGAACTTGTAAGCAATGTGATATGTGTACTATCAATGATAGTACCGACATAGTATGTTGTACCAGATACAATGTTACCAAAACTTGTACCAGAAAATACAATTGGCAAGTTTGCAACCAAGCTACCTGTTGCTGAAACACTTACAGAATTACTACCGCTAGATGTTTGGTTAGCAATAATAGTTTGCTGTGCATTATCTGCCATGGCCATATATGTATAGCCACCTAAACGAACTACTTGTCCAATTTTATAACTTGTAAGACCTGACCAATCACCTTGGAAACTAAAACCTGTACTGAAAACTTGCCAGCTGGCTGTGCCTGTACTAGGTGTAGTAGCTGTGTTACTTGCTATTGCAGTATATAAATTTCCGCCGTAAGAAACGATGTCGCCTGTAACATAGTTAGCGGCAACAGTACCAAAGACCGATCCTGTCAATGATCCAGCCAATGCATACGATACTTGAGTTGTCGTTGGAGTTCCAGTTACGATAAATGTACCATTAAATGAACTTGGTGTAACTCCACTGACTGTTATACTTTGACCAACTGCAAATGGTATAGCAGATTGTGTAGCAAAAGATAATGTTGCAGTACCGCCCGATGCACTAGCCGCAGTTAATGTGATAGAACCGACCCAAGCATTATTTCCACCTGACACATATTCTAAACCATTAACAAAAACACTAAAGTTTGCTGAGGCAAATGTGCCGGAACTAGTGTGTGCTGTTGTACAAATCCAAAGACTTGCACCGTATTTTACAATATCATTAATACGATAATGTGTACTGTTACCGTTCCAAAGTCCTTGATATGCTACTCCTGTATTGAATACAGTCCATGAACTTTGATTAGCTTCTAATCCAAGTGTAGTTGTATTTGCACTAACATGAGCTGTATTACAAATATAATTTAAACCACCGTAGCTTACTAAGTCATTATATTTGTAACGTGTATTAATTGTCCATGCACCTGTCCAGTTAAAACTGCTGGCAAATGATGTCCAGTTACTTTGATTAACTTCAAGTCCTAGTGTGCCTGTACCGCTAACAGTACCCATTACGGTACCAGTCAATGACTGAGCAAGAGCATAACTAACTGTAGTAGCTGTACATGCTGTTACTGTAAATGTTCCGTTAAATCCAGTTTGTGCTGAAAATCCTGAAACAGTTATACTTGCACCAACTAAAAATGGTTGAATATTTGAACTTAATGCTGTAAATGTAAGTGTTGCTGTAGTACCATTAGCAGTTGCGGCTGTTGGTGTTATGGTAGCTGTAGAAGAAGCACTAGTATGAGCAGTTGTACATAGATAAACAACTCCGCCATATAATACTTGATCGTTTACAAGATAGTATTGATTATTTGTCCAGTTACCAGTCCATCGACTTCCGTCTGCAACTACACTCCAGTACCCTGAACTAAAATCTGTTGCAAAAGTAGCACTTGCTGTGTTACTTGTTGTACAAATATAAGTTCTGCCGCCGACTGTAACAACGTCATCTACAACATATCCGGTTCCTGTAGTCCATGTACCTTGGTAAACAAACTTAATTCTACCTAATTTAAACTGTGCCATCTTATTTCATTCCTCTGGTCTATTAATATTTATCTTATTGCTGACTTGAGCTTCTATGTATACTATTGTTCATAAAGAAGTCTAAAGCTATCATATTTCCGTCTACTCCGTAGGCATCTACGTACACTTTATTCAACATTTTAACGGATGATCCTACTTGTCCGTTAGGAATACTTGAACGAATATACTGTGCGCCACCAACTACAACTGTACCGGCTGTCATTTGTCCGGTATAGGTATTTGATCCACCTTGACTTAAACGACTAGCCAAGTAAGTTCTAATAGCTCTTTGTGTTGGGATAATACTGTCGCTATTAGCGGTAAATGCGCCATCTGTGCTAAACTGTTGTACAATAGTGGCTGATCCGCCTACGCTAATACCACCCAAGCTCAATGTACTCAATCCTGTTAATCCAAACTGGCTAGCACTTAATGTAACGATACCCGTTGCTTGTTGAACACCAAACAAGTTACCAACTTTGAAGTTACCGTCCTGATCTGTTGATGAAAAGAATACACGCCCAAAATTAACTTCAACTGTTTGATTGTTAACAATTAATTCACTGTCATTTGTTAATGGATATAATGAGTTTACTATATCCCCAGAACCAATATATAGGAAGTCGTGATTTGTAATACGACATTGACTGTATTTTTGACGAATAGTCGCTACAGCTCCGTTGACAGGACTTAATGCTAATGTCATTGCTGGACTTATTGAAATGTTTGCTTGAATATTTGGAGCAACTGTTCCATATACTGCAACTGCACTGGTAATCTTATAAGCCTGTGAATTATTACCGGCAAACTGAATGTTTGATCCTTGACTTGGTAACAAACTTAAATTATTAATAACAATAGTTAATCCAGTTTGGAATGTATCTGCATATCCGTTACCTGTAATTGCCACCTGTGTTGTTGTATTACTATATCCAGCCCCTTTATTAACAAATGTTGGACTTCCTAACGTACCGTTACTTACACGAGGAGTTACTGTAGCCAAACTAGTTACGTTTGGATCTGTAAATGTAATTGTTACACTTGAAGAAACTGATCCGTTTATGCTAGAACTAAAAGATCCTGACAACGAATAAGCTACGTATGATGTAGAAGAATTAGTTACAATATAAGTTCCGTTAATAGCCGTAGGAGTAAATCCAGTAACTACAATAGTTGAACCTGCAGGGAATGGATTTGTTGTTTGTGTTGCTGAGAAAGTTAATACAGCAGTGCCTGCTCCTACCACGGCAGTAGCAAAAGATGAAATAGTTTGTGTGACATAACCTGAACCTGGTTCAAATTCGGTTACACTATTTAAAGTATTAGAACTTATACTTGGTCTACCTTTAGCTCTGCAACCAGCTGATATTAAACTACCTGTGCTTTGTTGACTTAATGTTGTAAACACTCCAACGTTGGTCGATGTAAAACCAAATGCCAAGGAAGTGTACAGATCATTTGTGACAGTTCTTGGAGTCCAATCTAAACCATTTTCACTAGTGTATGCAGTTGTGGATCCGTTGTATACTGCTACAAAAACACCTTGTCCGTATTTTACACTACTTGCAACTACTGTTTGATTAGACTGATACCATGTTATACCATCAAAACTGTATATAGCTAGTGAACCGTCATTGGCAACTGCTACAAAACGGCCGTTTCCAAATGCTATACTAGTCCATGCACTGGCGGTTGGCAATGTAGTTGATATCCAAGTTTGGCCGCCGTTAACACTTCTTGCGCCTGTAAGAGATCCAGGACCTATTGCAACAAAAATATTACTACCGTATGCTAAACTGTTCCAAGTTTGGCTGATTGGTAATCCGTAAGCAGAATTTCCTCCGGATATAGTTCCAAAAATTCCAGAACTATATGTTCCAGTTAATGCAAATTGTACTTGGCTAGTTGTACAACCAGTTACTACAAATGTTGTGTTAACAGCATTTACTGTACCGCTTGTTGTAGTAGGAGTGAATCCAGTTAGTGTAATAGTTGAACCAATTGCAAAAGGTGTAATAGGTTGTGTAGCAAAAGCTACGGTAGCTGTACCCGCACTAACAGTAAATCCAGTTGCGGCTACTGTTGAAATAGTCTGACCGTTAGTCCAATTTAATCCAAAGTTTGTTGAATACGCACTAGTGGTGCCGCTAGCGCCAATAGCTACAAAGTTTCCGTTTCCATATGCAATCTGTGTCCACTGAGAATTACTTGGCATAGTGCTGGTTCTCCAACCAGAACCATTATTGTTTGAATAAATTACGTTGGCATTTGAAGAGTTTACTGCTACAAAGTAGTTGTTACCAAACGCAATACTTGACCAGCTGGCACTACTTGGTAGTACCATGTTTGACCAGTTGCTACCGTCTGTCGAAGTTGCTCCAACAGCGTTAGCACTTGGTATTGCTACAAACGTATTATTTCCATAAGCTATTGCATTCCAGTATATACTAGATGCTAGTGTGATAGTTGAACCTGCAACTGCTTGTGTAAACCCTGGACTACTAAATGTAGGTCTTGATTCGATAAAATAAACTGATGTAGAGTCAAGACTTGGAACAATTGGAAAACCAGATGTTACATGATCCCAGCCTACTGCGGCTAAGTTCATAGTACCACTCTTTGTAGTTGGAACTACTACACCGACACTGTTTATTGCAGTACTGACTGTAAATGTCCCGCCATTACCAGGTGTCGGTATACTTGCAATATAGTAAGTTGTTCCTGAACTAATTCCGCCAAACAATGTAGTAGAGAATGTACCAGTCATTGAGCCAATTCCCAAATTAACTGATAATTTCTTGCTAGTTGTTACACCTACCATGCTACTGCCAGTAACGGCTGTAAATGTTAAAGGTGTTGGGCAAGTACGTAAACTCATACTGCCTGTTCCGGTGGTTACACCAAATACACCGCCTCCAAGTGTTTGACTTATAGTAAATGAAATACCATCGCCTGCCAATGATAAAATATAATAAACTGTTTCTGCTAAAATATTTCCAAATGTAGTACCTGTGAATATAATAGGTTGTCCTACTATAAATCCTGATGTACTAGATGTCACAACAGTATTAGATGTTCCGTTGGTCGAAGATACTGCTTGGTTTATAATTGATGTAGATATAGTAAAATCTGTTTGGTCTACTATAGAACTAATATAATATTTTGTTGTATCAGCAATACCACTTCCAGCAATAGCAGGCGCAGTGAATATAATTGGATTTAAAACTTGCAATCCAGTTGTTGATGCACATTGTAGTGTATTGTTTACCGTACCTGTGACTGTAATATTAAATGTTGCCGCAGAAATTGTAAAATCATTGCTGTCAATAATATCATTAATATAGTATGTAGTAGCAATACTTAGTCCACCGATAGCTGTTCCTGTAAACGCTATAGGATAATTAACAACCATATTTGTAGTACTAGCTTGGATATAACTATTACCTGAGGTAAAACTCATAACCATAGTTCCTGATCCGCTTGTCAACGGCCAAACAGTTCCAAATGCCTGTGTTGAAATTTGAATCGTTGTAGAACTTAAAATAGCATAGACATAATATTGATATCCTGCTGTAATGGTACTGAAAATTGCGCCAGATCCTGCTGAAAATATGATAGGCATGTTAACAGTCAAGCCATTAGTACTTGCTAATGTAAGTGTATTAGTTGTTCCGCCAATAGCTTGAGTTACTGTAGTCTGTGATAAAGAAGTAGATGTTACAGTAGTTGTATAATATGTTGGAACAAATTGAACTGGCATGTTTAGATATAACAAACTAGTTGTTGAATTCGCTGATAAAGTAAAAGTACTGGTTACTGCACTACTACTTGCAATCTGTAACGGAGTAAATGATTCTTTTAATACGTATGCCAATTTGCTTGTAGTATTGTAAGTAGCCATATATCCGTATTGGCCTGCACCTGTACCACTTTGAATAAACACACGCATACCGATGTAATTACTTGGTTGATTAACATCGGACTGAGCTAATACAATGTATTGACTTGTTCCGCCTTGTGCATTATTACCTGCTGTCAAATATCCCGAGCCACCTGATGTAACTAATGTTTGGAATACACTATTAGATCTTAGTTCATCTCCAATTAATAATGCACCTGTTCCCGATCCAGTTACATTATAATAAGCATACGCACTATATCGGCTTACACCAGTATTTTCAATATAAAAACTTGGAGCAAGTGTAGGTTTAGAAATTTCAACTTGAGCACCATACAAATAATTATAAAGTCCTACGGCGCCATTAATACCTTTTGGATATATTCTTAGTTGTAATGTATTGTTTAGGCCGGCTGTGTCGTTGAACGCAAACCATATTCTATACCAACCAGCAACTAGCGTAACTTGTGAACCAAATTGTGTTGGTAAATATCCACCGTTAGAATTAGTTGGAGTAATTGTGTTGGTAATAAAATTATAATTAATTGCACTAGTACGTGTACTAGATCCAGAATATATTGCTTGGATATCAAGCTGTGTTGCAGTTCCTTGATATACATAAACACTAGCAGTATAACTTTGTGTACTGCCTGTTGGAACAATTCCAGTTGCAACTACCGAAGAAATAACATTACCTGTTACAGTATTAACTGTGATATTACAATTATTAAGACCAGATAGTCCTCCTAACAATGCACCTGAAATTGTAAGCGTATTGCCTGCGGCATATCCGGTTCCTCCGTAGTTTACAGAAACAGTATATCCTGTGCTAGTAACTACTACGTTAAATGTTGCTCCGCCACCAGTACCCGTATTTGTTGTAGATGGAAGATTAGTATAACTTGCTCCAGCTGGATTTAATGTTATATTTTGATAGATGTAGCCAGTACCAGTACCACCAGTACCAATCATTGTGTATGCTTCAATGTTGCCGGTCGGAGCGGCAAAAGTTTTGTCAAAAATAATATTTCCGTCAGATACCCAATTTGATCCAAGATAGTTATTACTATAGTACAACATATTTGTCGATGTTGTATTATATGCACTACCTGCATTTGCATAATTTAATTTAATCAATTGGGCTGCCGCACCTAAACTACTTTGCACACTTGCCTGTACTTGGCTCGATTGATTATAAACTGTGCCGGTGATAGGAACTTCAGTGGTATCAAATCCGCTACTAATAACACCATAGTTACCGTATGAACTATTACCGTTGGCCGCACGGATACGACCGCCTGCTTCAGCAAAATAACCAGTATATCCAAAATAACAGAACACACTAATACACTCAGTCAATGCTCCAGGGCCTGTACACCAAATGCCTACGCCATCTTGAATAACTTGTGTAAAGTCGTTACTTGTAAATGATTTGTAACCGCCGTTATGCAAGGTTCCATCAATTTTATTACCTGTACATCCGTTACCAAATGTTGTAATATTTTCCATAAATGGACTACGACGAATAATCCAAGCTGTCGAATCGTTAGGACCTTGTCCTGGATCTAATGCTGTATAAGCACCACCACTTGGATGCTGAATATTATTTGCATCTGGTGCCAACAATGTTCCTTGTAGACCTGACAATGTCATATTACGAACGCTAGTACCATTGCGGCAACGGAACATGTCTTTTAAACAATCTCCTGCATATACTGTCATAGTACCTGTTGCAGATGTTAAAGATAATGTTGCACCAGTAGATGTCAAATATACATTGCTTGCAGTTACAGTTGTTGGTAAACTAATTGAAATAGAATTCAAACTAGAATTGCTAGGAGCAATAGTTATACCTGTAATTGTTGTACCTGTTTGTATACCAGGACCTGTAATTGTAGCACCAACCACAAGGCCGATAATATTTGGAACATCTGTTAATACCTGACTACTAGCAGTTGTTGTTGCAATAAATTGTGTGGTGGGACTCAATGCTACACTAAATTGGTTTGATGTAATTGTCGACCCAATTACATAATATGTCTGGCCTGGAGTAATTCCACCAAACCCAGTATAAATGGATGTGGTAAGAATAGTAGTATCTGCAAATTGAATTGGCATTTGATCTACTAATCCAGATGTGCTAGTAACTGTAATTAAATTTGTTCCTGTAGTAGTTGCTGTGCAAGTTGTTTGGATACTTGTTTTTGGAAGAACTACTACTCCTCTTAATTCATCTCCGATAATAGAAACGTTTGCCGGAACAACAATTGGTAACGATTCAAGATATGTTCCAGTTTTAACATTAATAACACAAGACACTCCACTATTTTGTGCAGGTAACAACGATGTACTTTGTGTAGCCAACGCATTGTAAATGTAATTAAACAATGTTGTTGCTGAACTTGCGCCAGAAGCTTCTGCCGCTGATCCAGAAGTATTTTGATAAATGACTGGAGATACGCTGTTTAATACTTGATAGTTGTATGCTGGAGCTGTTTGTGTTATTGCATCGGTTAATAATGTCAATGCGTAGTTTAACATTGGAAGATAATATGGTATATCAGCCGCAACTGCTGTATTATAGAATGTACTTGTCAATCCATATGCAAAATAAGCCAATGCCGTTGCAACACTTTGACTGTTTCCACCTCGAGCTAAATCGTATGCGATGGCATCGATAATTAATCCAATATCTCTTGCCGCTTTAGTTGAATTAAATGCGTATGCTGTACTATAAGGACTAATATTATTATTAATCTGATACTGTGCCCATTGTACCATCTCTGCTTGAATCCAAGATTTATTTTGTGTAATCAAAGCAACTGTGTTGGTGTTTTGTGTGCCTGCACCAACTGTGGCAGCCGCATAGGCAATTGTTTTCCATGGGCGATCCCAGTTTTTTCCATAGCCAGGCGCATCTATACCAGTTAATGTTGACACATAAAACACGTTTGGAACAACGTTAATTTGACTCCAAGTCGGATTATTATTAGTAGCACGTAAAGTATAACCACTTGTACCGATGGCAATGTTAGAATATGCACCGTTGCTAAATGTTTCAATATCGCCTTGCGATGTTAATGCTTCTTTTCTTGCACCAACTACTAAAATTTTCCAATAGGTATTAAATGAATCCAAGTCCGGACGGTTGGCGTTAGATGATGTGTGATTCTGATCACATTGGTATGTTGTGTTACCCCATATTACCTGATCTCCTACAATGTAAGATGCTCCAGATGCCCAACGTCCGTACCAAATACCGCCTGGTGTTACTAGTTTCCAATAAAGATAATTGATTCCGACAAAATTAATATTTTGTCCATTAATTAATGTGCCATCAGGAGCATAATTTAAAGTTACTCCCACTGGAGAAGCAATAATACTATTAACAGATTGTCCTAAAGTTAATCCAGCTCCTAGAGCTATCATACCTACTTGAACACCAGATGTTGAACTAAGATTTACAGTTGTTCCGCTACTGCCTGTGCTATTATAAGTGATACCCGAAGTAGAATAGGATGCTGGATCTTGACTTGTGTTGTCTTGTACAGCTTGGAATACTAGACCGTGTCTGCGTACCACTGTTCCAATTTGATAAAGTTGTCCTGTAATCCAATCAACCGGACTACTACCATTTGGTGTTAGCAATGTCCAGTCTATTGTGTCAGTTGACGGTGCGGACCCGCTATTATTACTAGCAGTATTATTAATATATGTATTGCCACCATAGGTAACAATGTCTCCTATTTGGTATGTTACACCGACGTTAAATCCTGAAATAAATCGTTGATCAGGAATATAAGCAATCCAATATGTAGATGTTGCAAATGCAATACCAGACACATTGTATTGTGTACAGGCATATAAACTTCCGCCCACTTGCACTATGTCATTTAATTTATATCTTGTATTGGCAGCCCATGCTCCAACATAATTATAATTACTATCTAGAACTGTCCAAGATGATTGATTGGCTTCTAGTCCTAATTGCGACACACCTGTAGAGATACCTGGAGTTGCAATAGTACCATTGATTGTGATTTGTGATGCAAATGTTACACTACTTTGTGTGCTAGAAACAACTGTATAAGTACCATTAATAATTGTAGGATTAAATCCTGATAAAGTTATAGTTGTACCAACTGCATAAATTACAACGGGTTGAGTAGTAAATGTAATTGTTACTTGGCTTCCAGTACTAACTGCGCCTAAGGCTTGCAAAGCACCCGTGGATGTATGATCAGTTATACAAGAATAAATAATACCACCATATTGTACCACAGCACCGACACCATACACAGTATTAGGTTGCCATGTTGATAACCATTGTGGGTATTGAGTATATTGTGTCCAGTTAGACTGTTGACTCTTAAATGCTGTCGAAGTATGGGGAGTTGTACAATAGTAAACAAATCCACCAAATATAACAATATTACCTAAACTATAAAATGTATTTGTCTGCCAAGGACCATCAAATTGTTTACCATCTAAAATTAGACTCCAAAGTCCATTATTAAGATCTGTGTAAAAATTTGAACTTGCTGTATTAGGTGTTATGCATGAATATGTTTTTCCTTGATAACCGACAACACTATCTTTTGCATATTGTGTGCCAGTAGTCCATGCTCCCGACCATATAAAACGTAATCTACCAATTTTAAATTCTTGTGCCATTATATAATGTTCCTATTAACCTAATGATATTGTTTGTGCGCCAGTATAGTTATATACCTGATTGATCTGAACACATAATTCGCCTTGGTTATCTAAAAAATAATAACAATTTTTATTATCCCAGCGATATTGATCAAACTGTAAATTAGGATAAGGACGACTGTGATCTGTTGCCAAACGTCCGTCGAAGAAATCGACACCGTACTCAAACTGTTCAAAATTTCCAGTATTAGGACCTGGAACATTTATAGTTAGAGTTGTGACAGATGTTAGCTGATCGATTTTATAAAAATAAAGAGTACCATCATCTAAACGTTGTAGTCCGTAGAAATATCTAGGATTTCCTTCGCCTAAACTGTCATTTAAATTAAGTTCTGTACCAATAGTATATGCCATAATAGTTATCCTTAACTGATCTCAACCCAACTCATTACTAAATCTATACTACTAGCAAGATTTGAAGTAACTATAACATAAGTTAATGGTCCTAGATTTAATTTTTCACCGCCAGTAATTACCCTAGCACTACTATTGGGAGGTATGGTGAGATTGTTTATAAAATATGCTGTAGTACCTGCCACAGTATCTTGTAACTGTACGCTAGCTTGTAGAATACTAGATGTTGTGTTAGTTAAACTCATGCCAATTACAGTAGTAGTAGCACTACCGTTAGTTGTTACTACTGTTGTAGGAGTTGTTCCTAGCCCTGTGTTTAATACGTTTTTAAATACTGTTCCCATATATTATCCTAGTGCGATCGCTAGACCTGCGCCAATCGAAGTTGCTGTTGCTGTTGTTACGCCTGAACTACTACCTGCAACACTTCCCCAACCTGATCCGTTATATACTTCAACATATTGTTGTTGAGTATTAAATCGAAGCATGCCTGTTGTTTCGTAAAGTGTTATAGGATAGTTGCCGCTGGTTCCTACTGGAATTACAACACCGTTTGTTCCGGTAAATTGAAAATATCCTTGACTTGTTCCTGCAATAGTTACGGAAGTTATAGTTTGACTTGGTGCAACATAATAAGTTCCTGTGCCACCTGTTCCTGACAAATTGGCAACAATACCTGAATTTGCAAGAATTGTGTTAGCACCGCTACCTCCGCTTATACCCATGCCTGGAATAATTGTTCCACTATTTACACTAGTTACGTTCAGTACAATTGGTGTTGCAAGAATGGTTTCGGTTGCAATAGTACCTGAATAATTTGAACTGATGTACCATGTACTACTAGAGCTTGAACCAGTTCCTGATATATTACTTACTATGTATGTTCCGGTTGTGATGCCAGTTCCTGACAAAGACATTCCGGGAACTAGCGTAGGAGTTCCGCTTGCATATGGAGTTGCTATTGCAAATGCAGTTCCGTTATTGGTCAATGTTTGATATCCGCTTGGGCCAGAAGTATCTGTTGTAAATGCGCCTGGTGTTAAAGCTGTTAATAACAATTTTGTGTTGGCTACGGCTGTTAATGTTGTATTTGGTACGGTGATGGTTGTCTGTGTTGGATCGTAAACATTGCTACCAATTACAACTCTAATATTAGTCAAATTGCCTTTAAAGTAATTTGTATTACCTTGTTCGCCTACCAAAGACATATATCCTTGATAATTTAAATTGTTAGATGTTGTACCACTACTTGAGCGTGTTCCATTTAAAAATATAGTCTCTATACCACTGCTGTTACGTGTGGCTGCCACATGATTCCATGTGTTTAAACTAATTGTAGGAACTGTGTATGTATTAGTTGTTGTGTTATAAGTTGATGTAGTAATGCTAGTTAATGAATTAATAATTAATCCATATCCATAATTATTTGACCCGCCTAGAATTACTCCGCTAGTGCCACTGGTCATATAAAACCATGCTTCGGCAGTATATGCACCTGTACCAAGAATTAATCCAGGACTCATGCTTAGATACTGTGGACTACCTGTCATTGCAATACTTCCGCCTGCTGGCCAGAAAGGAGCAACTGCCAATGTCAATACAGAACCTGTTATAGTAGAACTTGTAGCAATTGGTGTACCAGGTGTAATAGTTCCTACAAAACTGGCATTGCTAACAGTTTGTGTAAATTGTGTTACAGCATTGGGACTAATATTTGTAAGAGTATTATTAGTAAATTGTAAATTTCCAAATACAATACCGCCTGAACCGGTTGAGTTAAAGTAGATGCTAGTGTTGGTTCCAGTAGCTTGAATAGTACTTCCGGAAATTATTAAATTACTTGTATTAAATGTAGTTGTGTTTAATGTTGTAGCATTAAATGTGCTGGTTGTTAATCCTGCTGTATAAACGTTTGCCCAAGTTAAATTACTTGCGCCTAAATTATATGTGTTTGTAGTTGATGGTAAAATATTACTATTAACTTCACCTGTAAAAGTAATAGTATCGTTTGTTGCGGCACCAAGATTAATGTTTCCGTCGGCTGTAATATTGCCAGTTGCATGCAAATTACCATTTACCAATACATTATTGTTAAGATTAATAACACCAGTTCCGTTGGCTGTAATATTAATTGCTTCATTAGTATTAATACTACTGATAGTATTTCCACTAAGTGACAAATCGCCAATGTTGGCAGTTGTCATATTAACTGATGGAGTGCCGCCACTAGGTGTAAATGTAATTGTACCGTTAGTACTTGAAATTGTACTGCCAGAAACAGTAATATTACCTAGTGTACTTGATCCGCTAATGTATAAATTGGTAGTACGGGTTGTCCCATTAACTGACAAATCGTTAGTGGGCGTGGCGGTGTTGATGCCCACGCGGCTGTTATTAACATCCAAATAGAGAAGGCTCGTCTCAAAGGCTAAATTGACCCCGTTACGAAGCAAATTATCCTTTAAGAGCGGACCTGAAATTCGACCAACAGCCATTTACGCTCCCGTATACCCCGTGTTTCACGGTTAACCACTTTTTCAGCTGGACGCTCTTAGCGGGTTTAC